TGCGCGAAACAGGTGGCGCGACGCTTGATGTTGCCGAATTTGTTGTAGCCGGAAACCCAACAGAGATCCCAATTGCCCGTCTCAATCAGGACGATTACACAAACCTGCCCAACAAAACTTTCCGCGGTAGGCCATTGCAGTTCTGGCTTGATCGTCAGCTTGAGTATCCAATTGCAAAATTGTGGCCGACGCCAAACCAAGAAGCGCAATTTGCCCAGTTTGTAACATGGCGTCAGCGTCACATCATGGACGTTGGTTCTTTGACGCAAACAATTGAATTGCCGCAACGCTGGGTTGATGCGATTACTTGGGAATTGGCGCATCGCATGTGCTTTGAGCTTCCCGACGTTGACATTAACATGGCTGATCGAATCAAGCCGAGAGCAGACGAGGCAATGATGTTGGCGTTCATGGAGGAGCGGGACAACTCTCCGTTCATGATGGCTCCGAACATCAGCATGTATACGAGGTAGTCATGGCTATATGGCTCGATACAACTGGACGCGGAACGCTCGGTATCGGTGTATGTGACCGCTGCCGTATCAAAATGTCTATCGAAGAGCTTATGCCGGATCCCAATTCTCCGGGTCTGAGGGTCTGCTCGTATGACCTTGACCAGCTTGATCCTTATCGTTTGCCAGCAAGACAAGTGGAAGCAATCGCTTTGCCGTTTGTCCGTCCTGACGCCAATATCGCAACCAATCCACGCGGCCTTGTTACTCAGGACGATAACGAGTTTCTGATTACGCAAGACGGTCAACAGTATATCTTGCCATTCCCATGAGCGTTGAACCGACGACCACCCCATCTAATCTGGTTCCAACCTACATATCGGAGCTTCCGGCAACGGCGGCCCCGACAGCGCCGGATCTTGTTCCGATTGTTCAGAATGGTGTGACCAAGCGCACAACCATTGCTGATTTGGTCGGGGCGGTTGCTGTTCCTTCAAATCGCACAATCACGACTGGCGCAGGATTGACGGGCGGTGGACCGCTTACGTCAAACGTCACGATCTCCATGCTGGCAACCGGCGTTACGTCGGGGACATACGGTTCTTCATCTGCTATTCCCGTCCTGGCCATCAATGATCGCGGCCAGATCACCGCGGTCAGCACGTCAGGCTTCACGGTCAGTTTTGCGGATGTAACCGGCAAGCCCACAACACTTGCTGGCTATGGCATTACCGATGCGGTCCCGGAAGGCCGCGTTGTCGAAGGCCAAAAGTCAATCACGGGCGGCGGTCCTTTGACTGACAATGCCTATCTTTCTTTGGTTAATGACCAGCAAAATCCGGGTCCAAACAAAGTCTACGGCACGGACGTTCTGAGCCAAAAAGGATGGTATAATCTCCCGCAGGCGGGGCCGACCGGGCCAACCGGTGCTGGCGGGGCCATTGGTCACTATGGTTCTTTTTACGATATAACCGATCAGCCGTTTTTGGTTGTCGGGACTGAGCAAGCCGTTGCAATTGCCGGAACGGTTGATGCAAGCGGGATCAGCCTTTCCGCGCCCGGCCGGGTCGTAATATCCGAACCCGGCACTTACAGCATGACGTTCTCGCTTCAGTTAAAGAACACGGATAATGCCGCGCATTATGCTGATGTCTGGCTGAAGTATATGGGTTCAGATTATCCGGACAGTAACACCCGGTTCCATGTCCCTGCTCGGAAAAGTTCATCTCCGGGCGAAGAAGGATACAATGTTGCGACGGTCACTTTTGTTGGAACGTCGATCAATCCAAACGATTATGTTGAACTGTATTGGGCAGCAAGCAGCACAACGGTTTCAATCGAAACCCTTCCTGCTGGCACGTCCCCTGTTACGCCCGTAACACCAAGTGTTATCCTTGGCATAACACAGGTCATGTATACGCAGGTCGGCCCGACTGGTCCGACTGGCTCGACCGGATCAACCGGTCCAACAGGTGCAACTGGTCCAACCGGAACCACTGGCGCTTCAGGCCCAACAGGCCCGACAGGCAACACAGGCGCAACCGGATCGACCGGCCCCACCGGCCCAACCGGTCCTACTGGTTCTACAGGCTCAACGGGATCTGTTGGTCCGACAGGGCCAACGGGCCAGACAGGCGCAACAGGTTTAACTGGTGCAACGGGACCGACGGGACCAACCGGATCTACTGGCGCGACAGGGAACACGGGACCAACTGGACCGACAGGGGCAACCGGAGCGGCATCAACTGTTGCCGGTCCTACAGGCCCGACTGGCCCTACGGGAGCAACAGGTGCAACCGGGGCAACGGGTCCAACTGGTCCGACAGGTGCGCAGGGCGTTGAAGGACCACGCGGCCCAACTGGCCCGACGGGACCAACAGGTTCAACAGGCTCTCAAGGTATCCAAGGTGCAACAGGCCCGACAGGCCCAACCGGCCCAACCGGATCTCAAGGTATCCAAGGCGTAACCGGCCCGACAGGTCCAACCGGACCAACTGGTGCGCAGGGTATCCAAGGCGTTACAGGCCCAACTGGTCCAACAGGCCCGACAGGATCTACGGGATCAACTGGTGCTGTTGGTCCGACAGGTCCGACTGGTCCAACAGGATCTACAGGTTCAACTGGCGCAATTGGTCCGACCGGTCCAACAGGGTCTACCGGAGCAACCGGAGCCACGGGCGCAACCGGACCAACTGGTCCTACGGGCGCGACAGGAACAACGGGATCGACTGGTCCCACAGGCCCGACGGGGGCAGCTTCTACTGTTGCTGGGCCGACGGGTCCAACCGGTGCGGCCGGAACATCGTCAAGCCTGTTCCTTTATAAAGCAAAAACCACAGCAACATCTGGTTATCCGGGTGATGGGTATCTGCTTTGGAACAATGCAACACAAACCAGCGCCAATACGATTAACGTCAGCCATCTGACGGATAATGGTATCGACGTTGAGATCTTCTTGGCGCTTATCCAAAATACCGAAACCATCACAATCCAAAGCCAAGCCAATAGTGGCGATTATCAGACGTGGACGGTTAACGGCACACCGACGATCATCAATCCAAATACCACGACATCTTATTCGCAAATTCCGGTTACGCTTGCCGCATCGAATGGCACTGGCGCGACTGGCTTTGCCAACAACTCAACTTTGTTCCTTGCTGTTGTAAATGGCGTCACCGGACCAACTGGTGCGCAGGGACAGACAGGTCCAACGGGACCGACTGGCTCTACGGGCGCGGCTGGCGCTGCTGGCCCGACAGGCCCTACCGGCCCGACTGGGGCAACCGGTGCAGCTTCAACAGTAGCAGGCCCGACAGGTCCGACTGGCGCATCTGGCGCGACGGGATCAACAGGACCAACCGGCCCCACCGGCCCAACTGGAGCAAATGGCGCAGCAGGTTCTACGGGTCCGACTGGTCCAACCGGAGCTAATGGAGCGGCAGGTTCTACAGGCCCTACCGGCCCGACGGGTCCGACAGGCGCGAATGGTGCGGCCGGATCGACTGGTCCTACCGGCCCAACAGGCCCAACAGGCGCGACGGGTGCTGGTGGCTCCACGGGTCCGACCGGGCCTACGGGAACAACTGGTGCAAGCGGTCCTACTGGTCCTACCGGCGCACAGGGCGACAAAGGTGGCGTTCGATACAACTTCTCGACGACGACGACTGATTCCGATCCGGGTCAGGGCGTTTTCCGCTATAACAACGCTACAATCGCGTCCGTTACGTTCATTTATATCGACAATCTGGACGTAAACGGCATCGACTTTTCAAACTGGTTCGCCACTTGGGATGATGCGGTAAACCCCAATGAGGGGTATCTCACCATCAACAGCAATACGAATGGTGATGTTACGACCAATACCTTCATGGTCACAAGCGTCACGGCGGCAACCGGATATTACAAGATCGGCGTCACATACCTTGCTGGCACATTGCCTTCCAATGCGGAGGCTTGTGTTCTTGGATTTGCCGCAAACGGAAACACTGGTGCAACCGGGCCAACCGGTCCAACTGGTGCAGCATCGACGGTGGCGGGTCCAACAGGACCAACTGGTCTGACTGGTCCTACCGGCCCGACGGGATCTGCTTCTGGTGGTATGCCGACGGGTGGTGGAACCGACAAGATTTTCTATGAAAACGGTAAGACCATCACGACAAACTACACAATCACGGCCAACACCAATGCCATGACGGCTGGCCCTGTCACGGTCAATTCCGGTGTATCCGTAACGGTTCCGTCCGGTTCACGGTGGATAGTTCTATAGGGAGAATAGACATGCCACATAATTCAAATCTGAAGATATGTGTTTACGCGATCAGCAAGAATGAGGAGCAGTTTGTTGAGCGGTTTTGCGAATCAGCCAAAGACGCCGATCTTATCCTCATTGCTGATACTGGCAGCACTGATGGCACGGCTGAAAAGGCGCGTGAGCTTGGTGCGACAGTCCACGATATATCCATATCTCCTTGGCGCTTCGATCTTGCTCGGAACGCTGCTCTTGCTCTCATTCCCAGAGATTTTGATGTTTGCATCAGTCTTGATCTCGACGAGGTTTTAGAACCCGGCTGGCGCGAAGAAATTGAGCGTGTCTGGGTCAAAGGCGTCACAACTCGCCTCCGGTATTACTTTGATTGGGGCGCTGGAATTAAGTTCAAATATGAAAAGATCCATGCGAAACATGGTTATATGTGGCATCATCCATGCCATGAATATCCCATTGCGGATGGCCGGATCGTCGAGGTTTGGGCAAACACCGAAATGCTCCTTGCTGTCCACAAACCAGATCCAACAAAGTCTCGTGGTCAGTATCTCGACCTTTTGCGGGTATCGGTTCAGGAAGACCCGAATTGCCCCCGCAACGGCTTTTATTACGCCCGTGAGCTTTCATTCCACCAGATGTGGGAAGAGGCGATCAAGGAGTGTAACCGTTATCTGGGCTTGCCTAAAGCCGATTGGCCGAATGAGCGGTGCTATGCCTATC